AAGCTCGCCGCCGTTGGGCAGCATCGCGCCGAAGTCGAACGAGACCGCCGCCCCGTAGAACTGGCCGAGCGGCAAGTACCACGCACGGGTGCTGCCGCCCTCGATGAACCAGAGCCGGTTCTTGAAGACGGTGACGAAGGTGAAGAGGTTCGGGTTGACGCCACCGACCTGCCCGACCCCGGCACCCATCGTGACGTGCGTGAACGTCGTGCCGTTGTAGACCCAGTATCCACTCCCGGGGTTCACGCAGACGAGGCCATGCACGCCGGCCTGGGACACGAAGTTGAGCGACGTCCACTCGCCCGGGGGCGTGCCGCCCGTCACCGTCGTGACGGCGGCCGGCGTGACGCCCGACAGCGTGGCCGTCGTCACGTTGTAGATCTTGCCCGTGCTGGTCGCCGCGAACATCTTCGGGACGCCGAGCGCCGGCTGGTACTTCATCAGGCTGCGCACCTCGCCGTCGAGGTTCGACGTCCAGCGTGTGAAGCCCCGCCGCATCTGGCACCCGAGGGCCCGGGGGATCAGGTTCTCCAGGCGCAGGGCCGTCAGCGGACTGCCGGCCGTCAGCGGCTGGGCCGTGTTGATCCCCTTCTGCGGCGACGGGAAGGCGAACGCCGAGTGCGTCTGGGTCGCGCTCGACCGGCGCGGGATGGTCCGGCGCGGGTGGGGTGAAACCTGCAGGACCATCAGTGGCTCACCTTGTCGTACGGCCGCTGCTGCGTCCTGGCCTGGGCCATGCTCAGTGCCTGCGACTCGCAGTCGGGCCCGGACCCGCTGGCGCAGACGTACTGTCCGCGCTCGTCGGTGCAGATCCAGGTCCAGCGGTCGAAGCCCGGCCCGGCCGCCATCGGCTCGGTCCCTTCGTTCGGGTCAGGGACGTGCTCCAGGGTGTGGGTGATGGCCCAGCCAGGGGGGAGATCGAGCGGCATTTCGTTACCCGTAACCGTAGAGGCTCGACGGCAGGTTGCCGGTGTTGATCAGCGGGAAGCGGGCCGGCGGGCCGACCATGTTGAGGACGTTCGCGCCCTTCTCGGCACCGATCCGGCTGTCGAAGGCGAGCAGGAAGTCGCGCACCGCAGCGCTGCTGTCGAAGCCCTTGGCCTCCAGCCACTTCACCCGGGTCAGCAGCGACATCAGGATGCCGTCAAGCTGGAACACGTCGCCGTTCTTGCTGGCGACGTTCTTGTAGAGCGCGGGGTCGTCGGCGTCCTGCACCAGGGCCCGCGACAGGTACATGTAGTCGAAGGGCTGGCCGGGTGCCGGCGGCGGGGCCAGGAACCAGATCTGGCGCTGCCGGATCTGCCACGCCAGCGACGAGTTGGGCGAGATCATCCAGCCCTGGGGCGCGACCGGACCGAACCGCGACGTGGTCTGGTCGATCATCCGGTAGAAGTCCTCGGGCAGGTCGAACCCGACCTCGGTCGGCGCGCCCGGGACCGGCGGGGTGGCCGTGTAAACGGTGAGGCTTCCCCTCTTGGTGAGTTGGCTCCACTCGTAGGCGTTCAGCATCTCCAGGCTGGCGAAGTTCGCCGCCGTCCGCATCAGCGCGATGTTGGTGTCGGTCGAGCCGGCCGGATCGGCCGGGGCCGGCAGGGACACCAGCGAGCACACCGACTGGATCAACGTCGCGAGCGACGAGAAGTCGGTCATCTGGTACGGCATGCTGATGCTCCAGGCTTAACGTCGAAAGTTCTTGCGGCCCGCAGCGGCCTCTTCGCGCTGCTGCTCCGACGGCGTCGGTGTGTCGGTCTGGAGCAAGGCCGCCTCGGCTTGGGCCTTGGCGTCACGCAGGGCCTGCATCTCGGCCTCCATGGCGTGCATGCGGGCCATCAGGGCCTCGTTGCCGCTGACCTTGTCGAGGTACTTCCGGGCCGCCTGCTGCATCTCGCGCGCGCCCTGCCACGTCATGTTGGCGTCGGACAGGTTCGCAAGCTGCTCGATGGTCCGGATCTTGAAGTAGGCCAACTCCTCGACGTGGGCCTCGGTCAGGAACGGGGCCACCTTCAGCGGCGTGCCGACGACCTGATCCTTGATGCCGGCCTGGAACTGCGCCCAGTACTGCGGGAAGCGCCGGATGTGCTGCTCCCAAACCTCGGCGGTGACGATGTTGTTCTTGTCCCCGGGGATCGCGATCTCGACGTGGGGCACGTCGCGGAAGATCGGCCGGTTCTCCTTCGTGGAAGCCTCGACGTCGATGCGCGGGCGCATGAAGAAGCGGACCAGCAGGGTGTCGTCGTGGCCGGGGCCCATCCCGGGCGGCAAGCCGCCGGTCGCCTGCCCGAACCGGCGTGCGTCGGCACCGACGGTCTGGTCGAACTTCGTCCAGTCGGTGGGTGTGCTGTTCTGCAGGGCTTCAACCTGCTGCGCGTCGAGAGTCATGTGGGTTCTCCTTGTGCGCGGGATGTTGGGAAAGCGTGGGCGGCCCATCCCGCTGAAGCCGCCTATGCAATTCGGGGGCTGGTCGACAGGTAACCCTGGGCTGTCAGCGGCAGGCCGGCGTACCAGTAGACCGGTGGATCGGTCGAGATCCGGATCTGGCCCAGCGCATTCGTCGCCACGCCAGGGCCCTGCGGCACCAGCGGGTTGGTGCTGTCGGTGAGGGCCCCGTTGTTGAGGTAGCCGATGGCGGCGAGGAATAGCTGGGGGGTCGCCCCCGCCGCCACGGCAAGGCCGCCATCGGCGGCAGTGGGGGTGCCGCCGTTGAAGTTGACCGGCGGCTTGCTCGACAGGAGGATTCGACCCTGCAGGTCGAACTTGAGCACGCCAGCGGTCAGCATGGCGTGCTCCGGTCAGGCCGGCGTAGCGCTGGCGGTGCTGGACACGCCGAACACCGACTGCCCAATCGTGATGGACACGCCCGAGCGGTTGGCGAAGCCGGTCTCGACCACCGCGCCGTTGGCGACCGTACCCACGGCCGTGACCGTCTTGGTCGGGAAGCCCGTGTAGGTCGTCGGTCCTGCGCCCGCGTCACGCAGGCCGCCCTGGCCCGCCATGCCGATGCCGAAACCAGCCGTGTACGGGTTGGACGTGCCGTCGGCGAGGGACCGCCCGCCGCCGATGTACATCATGGTCGCGTTGGCCGCAGCCGTGCCGTCGGGCTTGGTGACGCCCGGGACGTAGTCGTCGTTGAAGCCTGCGGCGACGATGCTGGCGGGGGCCGTCGGCGGGAAGATCGGCGGCGAGCCGAACCCGATGCCGGTCGAGAGCGCACCCGTCGAGGCGTTGTTGCTGGGGGTGCCTGCCGAGTTGGGGGCCGCGTTGTAGGCGATGTCGACGTCGCGGTCCTTGGGCGAACCCCTCGGGCCCGAGAGCAGGTCGAAGATGACCGACGGCCCCAGGCTGGGGTTGGCGAGGTTCTGAGCAGCCGTGCTGCCGGGAAGTCCTGCGGGCATGTGTAGCTCCAGTGTTTAAACGGCCCGGACGATGAAGCCCGGGCCTTTGCTTCACTCGTCGCCGGACTCTTCGCCGCCCGACTCCGAGCCTTCCTTCGAGGGCGTCGGAACGAGCGTGCCTTCAGCCGGCACGAAGATGACGATCCAGCCGGTCTGCTGCGACCATGCCGTCTTCATCTCGAATTTCGGTTCTGGCGACTCGCCGCCACCGCCGCCCGGGCCTTCCGGGAAGTTGCCGGTTCCAGGGTTCCAGCCGGCAATCGGGAGCGTCGGGCGCGGATCGTTCGGGCCCCAGATGCCGGGAGGCTGTCCTGGCTGCGGAGGCATCGGCCCACCCTGGCCCGGCGGGCGGGTGCCCGGCGGGAAGAAGATCGGGTGAGTGGGCCACGGGCCGCCCGCGATGGGGTGCGACGGGACCGGCGGCTGGCCGCCGCCACCTGTCGGCGGCTGCTCCGGGAAGTTGCCGGTGCCGGGGTTCCATCCCGAGATCGGGAAGGTGGGCCGAGGGTCGGTCGGTCCCCAGATGCCGAGAGGCGGCTGGCCGCCGCCACCGCCACCACCGCCGCCCGGAGGCTCGGTGAGTGGCGTGATGAGTGCGAGGAATGGCTGCATAGGTTCTCCGTTTGGTTGACAGGTCCGGCGGGGGCCCCGCCGGACGCGCCACTGTAGACCTACGCTCCAACCATCCGGCCCTGGAACTGCCGGCCGCTGCAGGTCAGGTTGCCCGCCCAGGCCAGGATCGAGACCTCGGCGTCTTGGTTGATGGCATAGCGCTTGTTCGGGCTCAACGGCACCATGTCGCGCGCCGAGTGCGGGCGCAGGAACAGGTACTTGGTGTTGAGGAAGAACGTCGTGTTCGTCGGGCAGTAGCCGCCGATGCCGCCGTCGAGGATCACGTCGCAGTCCATGAACTTCAGCGCCGGGAACCCGAGGTTGCCGATCTCGGTGCCGGTGAAGCGCTGCTGGGCCTGCAGGCTCGCCATGTAGACGCCCCAGGGTCCGTTGTCCATCACGATCAGATCCGGCCGGTCGGTGCCACGCACGAGGCTCGCCCACATCGTGTTCATAAAGCCCTGGATGTTGGCCGCCGTCTGCGCTGCCGTGAGCGTGTACTTGGACGTCCAGAAGGGCCACGTCGTGCCGACGATGCCGCCATAGGCCGTCGACTGCGAGGCGGGTGCCAGGGCCGGTGCGCAGGCCGCGAGGCCGGTGAGCGACTTGCCGCCATAGGTCGTGCCGTCGCTGTAGATGCCCTCGGCCATCAGGTTCGCCATGGTCGACTCGGCGACGTTGATGCGGGCCTCCATCAGGTCGATCATCTGTTCCTTGCCGGCGTTCTGGATGGTCTCCAGGCCGGACATCGTCACCGGGCAGGCAAGCTGCTTGATGGTGAACTCGGCCGCGCTGATGACGTCCGACGCCGCCACGGGCAGCAGGTCATAGCCCGAGTACCAGCTTCCGTTCGCGTTCTGCGCGAAGGACAACTCTTGGTAGATCACGTTGCCGCCGCTGAACGTCTTGCGGTTGCCCCGCATGTCCAGCTTCTTGTACAGGGCGTTGTTCTTGGTCACGTTGTCCGCGATCTTGCGGGTGCGTGACTGGATCGTGGTCGCGACGATGTCGCTTACGTTGGGAACGGCCATGGGAGCCTCCAGATGAAGTTAAGCCTGCGGTTACATACCGCGCCTGTTCACCTGATGCCTCCGGTGGCGTTTCACCTCCCAGGGGTGGTGGCGCGCCGTGGCGGGTCCACCCTCAAGGGCTACTCGGTCCTTCGACCTCAGTACCGGGAGTGGGCCTCGATGGCAGCTTCGATACTCTCCCGTATCGAAGACGGTTCGGGCCCGCCCGGGTTGCCGACAGGGGCCGTGCCCCGCACGCTGACCGCTGAAGCCTTTGCTCGTTGAGCCGCAGCAGTGAGTTGGTGGGCGCTCGCCCCCTGACGCTCGGCGATCATAGTCTTGCTGATTTCGGGGTGCAACATTCCGGCCCGGTCGTAAGCCTCCTGCAGGCTGAGATCGCGGCCCTGGTTCGCGGCCATGTCGATCATGTCGGCCATGTCCCGGCGCAGGTCGTTGAAGAACCGGTTCTTCGGATCGGCCGCGAAGGTCTCCAGTTCGGTCGAGGCGGCGGTGTCGGCCTGCCGCTGGACCATCTGCTGGCGTTGCTGGGCGGCTTGGTAGATCGGCAGCAGCGCCTGCTGGACGGCCTGATTCACCGCCTGCCTGGGGTCGGCCTGGGCCGGGGGCGCGACCCCCGCCAGGGCGGAATCCAGGGCCTGGATGTCGACCCCGTAGGTGTTGACGATCTGCGCCAGGGTGGCGGCCTTCTCGCCCATCGTGCCCATCCGCATCCGGGTGGCGAACTGCATCAGGTTCGTCACCGCCGTGATCGGCTCGACCCCTTCGGCCTGGATCGCCGGCATGAAGGGCTGGATGGCGTTGTAGAACTGCTCGCCCAACTGGCGGGCCGGCGCGACCTGCCGGAACGCCTGGATCACCTCCTGCTCGCGCCGCAGCACCTCTTGCTGCACTGCAGCAGGCAGCTTGGCCCAGTGCTCGTCGCGGACCAGCGGCGACCAAGACTGGGGCGACTGGACCGGCGGGGATGGGGCCAGGGCTTGCGTGGGGGCCGCTGGCGGCGTCAGAACGGGCGGGGTGGCACCGTTGGTGCCTGGAGCGCCCTGGGGGCCTTCCTGGGCCTCCTTGGCCTTCGGGACGAAGCGCCCCAGGCTGTCGCGGACCTTACCGTCGCCTTCGAGGGCGGGTGACTCGGCCGGGGTCGCCGCACGGTGCTCGGAGGCGGCGGGAATCTTCGGAGACTCACCATCCCCCGATCTTTCGGGTGTTTCCACCACGACCTCGGTCGAGTCGCCGTCATTGTCGCCCAGGGCCGACGCGATGTCGCCCCGCAGATCGTCTTCGCCCATCACTTGCTCCCCTGGAGCCGGGCCATCGCCTCGGCAATATCGTTACGGGTAACCGCACCGCCGGCCAATCCCTGGCGGTACAGGTCACGATCCTTCTGGGCCTTGGCCCAGACGTCCTTGAAGTCGTCGGCCGTCGTCAGGCCGTGCCGGCGCATGTACTCGCGGTGCTTGGACCGCGTGCCGATGTCGGACCCGTCGGTCGCCTTCAGGCCATCGTAGCTGCGGTCGCCCCAGAGGGCCCCCGCGTCGGCGTTTAAACGCTGGGGCTCGAGCTTCTCGTGGCGTTCGACGGTGCCGTCCGGAGCCTTCGTGTAGACGTAGACGGTCCGGGTCACTGCATGCCCTTCTCTTCCTCTTGCAGGGCCCCCGCCAGGGCGGCTGCTGCGCCGCCACCCACCGCGAGGTGGCCCTTGCCGCGCAGGAAGTCGGTCAGCACCTCCATCGGCCGCTTGCCGGTCGCCGCTGCACGCTCGCGCACGAGGCGCTCGATGTTCTGGATGTACTGCTCGGGCGGGCTCTTGAGCGCGGAGATGTCGGCGCTGCCGTACCACCCCAGCGCCTGCCCCTGGGCCGGCTCCACGCCGGACCGCCTGGAGGCGTCCTGCCACATCCGCTCCAGGCCGGCGTACTCGCTGCCCTCGGGCGCATCGGCCCAGAGCCCCGGGCGCTTCAGCGCATCCGCCATCGACAGCTTGCCGGACGCATAGTCCGCGCGCGGCGTGTGCTTGCCGGTGACCTTGCCGCTGTCGTCCTTCTCGACCAGCAGCGTCTTCAGCCACGCCGGATCTTCGGACATCATCACCGGGGCCTTCGTCGCGTTCACGTCCACGGTGACGGGGTGCATGTTGCCGGCGAGGTTCTCATCGAAGCTGCCCAGCTTCTTCTTGTAGTCGAGCACCTGCTCCAGCGGCACGCCCTGCGCCATCTGCGCGGCGCGGTCGAAGATCGCGGTCTGCGCGAGCGACCCGTAGCCCTCGGGCAGGGCCAGCGCGCCAGGGCCTTCGGTCACGCCCTGCTCGCGCAGCTTGTTGGTCAGCAGGCGCACCTTGGGGTCGGCCAGCCGGCCCTGGACGTCCCAGTTCCACAGCACGCTGCCCATCCGGTTCTGCTGCGGCACCGGGTTGCGCTGGCTCGGGCTCCCCATCTGCGCCAGGAAGCGCCGCCACTGGTCGTCGCCGCCCCACTCGTTGGAGAACGCCTGCTTGAGCGGGTAGGTGCCGTACCAGTCGGCCAGTTCGGGGTTGATCTCGAAGCCCTTGGCGATCAGGGTGTCGAGCGCCTTCTTGGCCCTCGGGTTCTCCATCAGCGCTTCCATGCGGGGCGTGAACTGGCCCTCGCGCCCGATCCGCGACAGCGCCTTCTGCGGCGTGCTGGGGTCGTACATCCCCGCGCCACGCGGCAGCAGGTTGCCGGTGGTGGTCGAGGATGTCTGGATGTATGGAGCCTCGGGTGTGGCCGCCGCTGCCGCCGCCTCGACGTCCTGGCGCAGCGTGGTCTTGGCCGACTGGGCCGCCTTCTCGCTGATCCTGGCAGCAGCCTTCTCGGCTGCTGCAGCGGCCTTCTTGCCACGGCCGGCCGGACCCACGTCCAGCAGCCCGAGGCCGGCTGCGGCCATACCCGGGTTGCTCTGGGCGTACTGGTCCCAGGCATTGCTGGCCTGTGAAACCCCAGGCACGTTCTGGGTGGCCCACTCGCCGCCCTTCTTGATGTTCTGGCCCAGCCCTTCGAGGCGGGCCCGGCCGACGTCGGTGTAGGGCCCGCCGCCCAGGCCCTCGTAAGCCTCGACGGTCTCGGCACCCTTGCGGGTCGCCGCGTCGAGGCCCTCGCCGCGCAGCAGGGCCGAGATGGCCCTGCTGCCGCCGGCCAGACCGGCGACGGGCTGCAGGGCCACCCCCTTCAGGAGGTGGCCGGTGGCGTCGACCTGTCCGACGGCCTCATCGAGTAGATCGCGCCAGCCCATGGTTCACCCCTTCTTGGTCTCGACCTGTACGGCCTCGCCCTCTTCAGCCTGGATCTCCACGTCGATGCGCGGCAGCGGGACCAGCTTGACGACACCCTTCTCGTCGCAACGGACGTCCAGGCAGCGCATCTGCACGGTCTCGGGCGGGGGCCGGTGCGACTCGATGTTCTGCGAGCGCACGGCATGCAGCGCGCTGCCGCAACACGGGCAGAGCACCGTGTCCGGCTTGATCACCACCGTGGCTTTCACGGCTTGGCCCCTGGCCGCTTCTCGTCCTTGCCCTCGTCGTCCTTGTCCTTGACGTCGGGGAAGGGGCCCTTCGGGTAGCGGCTCTCGTCATCGACGGGGCCGCGTCCGGTGTCGTGCTGGGGCGTGCCGACCGGGCGGTCCATCGGCCGGTTCATCACCCGCTTGATGTCGTCCTCGCTCGGGCGCATCTCCTTGGGCAGCTTCTCGGCGTGCTTCTTCTCGATCTCCAGCCGCTTCTCGGGGCTGTCGCGGGTCGCGCCGTCGCCGAGGGGATTCTCCTTGTCGTCCCGCCCGTACGTCCGGTACGCGGGGTCGCCCTCGGGGTGGGCCCTGCGCCAGTCCTCCTTCTCATCGAAGGTCGCCCCGCCCGTGGCGAACTTGTCCGGCTCGCCGTCGACCGGCTGGCCCTCGGGGCGCTCGCCCTTCTTGCCCTTCTCGGGCTGGTCCTCGGCCGCCATCTTCCTGGCGTAGTCGTCGGACTCCTTCTGCCACTGCGCCAGGGCTTCCTTCTCCTCGGCGGTGGGCTTGTTCACGTCCTTGGCGACGGGCTTCTTGGGTGCTGTTGCGGTCATCGAAGTCTCCTACTGGATGGGCGCGCCCGGCATGGGCGCAGGTTGCAATGGTGCTACGTTGGGCGGCGGCTGCATCGCCATGCCGCCGGGACCGATGCCGCCAGGGCTGAGAAGCATGGACTCAGCACTCTTCTGGCCGGCGTCGGCGAGGTTCTTGACAGCCTGGGTCTTGTTCTTGACGGCATTGGCCTCCTTCTCTCGGACCGCTGCCTCTTCGAGCGGCTTGGGTTCGGGCGGTGCGACCGGCTGCTGCGCAGCCGCGATGGCTTGGTCGAGCACGGTCTCGATCTCCTTGGAGATCCGGAAGCCGCCCAGGCCCCACTTCATCATCTGCAGCACGATGGGGCCGGACTCGGGCTTGGACTCGATCAGCGGCGTGACAGCGGTGACGAAGGTGCCGACCGCCTGCATGAACTGGCTGCGACTGTCGCGCTCCTGGGCCCAGTCGACCATCGCCATGGTCTCGGACTCGATGGTGATCCGGTAGAACTTCGAGTTGCCCGGTTCCTTCAGGAACGCGATGGCCTGCTGGGCCAGCGGCGCATCGGGCGACTTCTCGATGTTGCTGCGCTCAAGGATCGTCTGCGGCTGGAACTTGTCGCAGATGATCTGGGCCCTGATGCGCTGGCCCTGGGCGACCCACTCGCCGATGGCCTGCTGCTTGAACTGGAGCCGATTGCCGCCGAACTGGGCCTTCAGTTGCTGGGCCCCGAGGGTCTCGTCCGGGTCGGTCATGCCGCGCATGATGTCGCCGATGCCGAGCACCTCGTAGAGGTTGGCCTTGAGCACCTCGCGTTGCGCCGTCAGGCGCTCGATCACGCCCGCGATCACCTCGATGGGGACGAAGTCCATCTGGCCCTTCAGGCCGCCCTTCTCGGCGAACGCGGCCCAGTTGTCGACCGGGATCATCTGGTTCTCCAGGCCCTCGGTGAAGACCCGGCCGATGGGGGTGCTGTTCTTGTCGTACACGCCGACGACCTTGCAGGCGCGGATCAGGTACTTCAGCCGGGTCGTCAACTCGTCTATCTGCTGGTACTGGTCCTGGGCCAGGAGGTAGTCGCCCCGGGGCATGTACTTGCTGGTGGCCGCGTTCGCGATCATCGGCGGCGGGCACGGGAAGAAACCCCGGAGCTTCAAAGGGTCCGGCTTGTAGTCGCAGATCAGGTCGAACCCGAGGACGTGCCAGTAGGCGCACTGCGTGGTCTTGTCCCAGATCTCGAAGACGCCGGCCTTCTCCCACGGGTCGTTCTGCACGCCGCCCGACTTGCTCTTGGTGACCGGGATGACCTTGCCGATCTTCGGGCCGAAGCGGGCGATCAGTTCCTCGCGGTTCATGTAGACCCGGCGGGCGACCCAGCGCACGTCCTGCCAGACCCGGGCCGGCGACCACCAGAAGTCCTCCCAGTAGACGTAGTCGGCCGGCGCGTCCTCGCCCACGATGGCCTCGTACTTGATCGGCTCGGCCAATGTAACCCCGGTCTGTGGGTCGGTCACGGCCTCGGTCTCGTTCTCCCTGGTCTCGACCTCGTACCGATACCAGACCTGCCCCAGGCCGACCACGAGGTAGTCGCCGACGGCCTGCTTGGTGATGTCCGGGTAGGTCGACTCGTCGCCGTCCTCGATGTCGTGGTTCAGCATCCGCTGCAGGATGTTGCCGGCCACCCGGCTGACGTCGTCCTCGCTGTCCTTGTAGCTGTTGCTGACGTCGACATCCGGCGGCTTGGCGTAGAGGCTCGCCTTGAGCACCTCGATGTTCGACCAGAACAGGTTGAACTTGGCCTCGGCGGTGTCGTCCGCTGCCCCGTCGCGCTCGTCCAAGTAGCGGCTGACCAGCTTCTTGCCGGTGCCGTGGAACTTCGACAGTTCCCGCTTCGCGGCGGTCAGTTCCTTCTCCCAGCGCTGCGCCATCTCGGCCGGGCTCTTGCCCCTGACTTCCTCGGGAACCTTGGATTGATCCCCGGGCTTCACAGGCTCGCCGACGGCCTTGGTGGTGCTCGGGTCAGGGTCGCTGCCGTACGCAGTTTCGCTACTGGTAATCGCCATTCAGAGTCTCCCAGACCGGCGCGGGCCGACGTTCTCGTATAGCTGCTCCAGCGTGAAGGCACGGTCCATCTGGGGCACGATTATGGTCTTCGGCGTCGGCGGGGGCTCGATCACCGACAGGGCCGCAGCGCCCTCCATGTACGCATCGGCGGCGTGGCTCGACCAGTCGTGCTCGGGCTCGCTGCTGAACGTCTTGGAATCCTCGTCGTACTTGAAGCCGTAGGCCCGCATCGCCGCCAGGAAAGGCTCGCAGGTCTCGCCGCTGCTGATCCGGATGTTGCGCAGCATGACCCGGCCGGCGTTGATGCTGTCGGACTTCTTGCGCTGCGCGTTTACACGCACCTCGCAGCCCGGCCAGGGCCGGTCGGACAGGAACGCCTCGACGGCGCTGCGCTTTGACGAGAACGTCTTCGCCCTGGCGTCGTGCGGCAGGATCAGCACGTCGGCCTTCGGCTGCTTGCGCAGGCGGGTGATCCACTCCTCGGCGTCCATGCCGCTGCCGTCGTCGTAGTGGAAGATCTCGAAGCCGCCGCGCATCCGCTTCCACCAGACCCAGGCGCTTTTGTCGCGGTAGCCGATGTCCGAGGTGACCCAGACCTCGTCATGGATGCCGGGCGGGTCGATGGCCCCGATCCGGCCCTGCTTCTCGGCCTCCTCGACGTAGCGCCCGAACACGGCACCGACGTTGGCCGCGCTGAAGTCGCACTCGTACTCCTGGCGGTACAACTCGTCGGGCATCTCGCGGCGCTCGTCGGCCAGCACGCTCTCGGGGATGTGCCGGGTGTCCTTGACGCCGAGGTGCGAGTGGAACCAGCTTGGCGTCCTGGCCGCCAGCTTGACCAGATCGTGGAAGTGGTTGTAGCCCCGGGGTGTACTGATGAAGGCGGCCCAGCCGCCGTTGCCGGCCAGGATCGGCCGGAAGATCTGCCACGCCCTCGGGTCACTCAGCGCGGCCTCGGACATCGTGATGCCGAAGGGGTTCGCGCCGACCAAACTGTCGAAGTAGTCCGAGCCGACCAACTGCCAGATCGCCCCGTTGCGCAGGGTGATCTTCATCTCGGTCTTGTTGGTGTCCTGGCGGATCTTGGCCGGCATCGCCGAGTCGATGATCTTCTGCCCGGTGTTGTCGAACCCGTCCCAGATGACCTTCCTGGCCTGCTTGTGGTTGGGCAGCATGTGGAAGTACATGCCCGGGCGCTCGAAGGCCATCTTCACCGACTGGTGGACCATCGTCAGATCCTTGCCGAAGCGGCGCGGCCAGCACGCGGCGGCACGCAGGCCGCCATGGTCGAAGTAGCGCATCAGCGCCTTCTGCGGCGGCCTGGGCGTGAACCCGTTGGGCAGCGAGATCTCGGTCATGGACGGCGCGAGAACGCGCGCAGGGCGTCGTCGTACTTGGCCTGGAAGTCGAGGGCGTCGGCCAGTTCCTTGCGCGCCGAGTGCAGGGCCGCCTCGGCCAGCTTCAACTCGTGCAGCCCTTCGGCGGTGTCGACCGCCAGGGTGCAGGCTTCGACCGCTGTCTCCAGCACCTCGATCTCCATCGTCAACCGCTTGTTCAGCGCCATGGCTCCCTCCAGCGTCAGTTCACCCATGACGGGTCCAGATCACGGGCGTCGAGTGCGACACCGCATCGCGCTGCTCGTCGGTGCCGTCCTCGTCGCCCATCGGCACCCGGTGCCACGCCGCCTTCGGCCGGCGATGCACCCGGAAACCCAGCTTGGTCATCGTCCAGGGCGACGGCGGGTCGTAGTGCAGCAGGCGTTTAAACGCATCGGACACGTCCATCACGTCGAGCACGAGGATGGTCCCGCACGTCGCCGCGATGGCGTGCTCCAGCGTGCGCTGGGCGTCGACATGGCCGAGCATGTACGCCAGCACCGTCACATCGTGCTTGGGCACGCCAACGGGCAGCGTGTAGCCCTGGGCATCACCCAGCAGCCGATGGCCTGGGCAGAGGCAGAGATCAAGCTGCGCCTTGCTCACGTTCTGCAGCGTGAACGTCATGTCCGGGCGGATGGTGTGCCACCAGCGCTCCATGCCCGCCACGCCGCAGCCGAGCGACAGGATGCGTGCGCGGTGCGGTGGACGCACGATGTCGAGCATGGTGACCGAGTGCTCGCGCTCGGTCGGCCCGGCCAGCCATAGCTGGAAGATCGTGCGCCCCTGGTCGAGGTGCTGGCGCGTCACCCGGTCGACCAGGGCCTCGTCACCGTACAGCGGGTGCATCGCCCGGCTCCCGCTCGTGCCGTGCGACGGCCTCGCCCATGACGGCCAGGGCCAACTCGCGCAGCGCCTCGCCCTTGACGCGGCCGAGCACCGTCCGGTCGGCCGCCTGGATCTGCTCCAGGCCGGTCAGCGCGACCTGGGCCGGGCCCAGGCAGAACAGCGTCAGGTCTTGGTCGACCACGCCCCAGACCCGGACGTTGTCCAGCAGCAGCGGCTTCAGGCCGGCCTCGAAACCGTCGAGGAAGGCGTTGTCATCGAAGGCGTCCCTGCAGTTACGGGTAACGGAATCGAGAAGATCGAGGTGGGTGGCCTGGGCCTCGACCGCCTCGCGGATCGTCTGCATGGCCCGCTCGTCGGCCTCGGCGTCCGGCTCGTTCATGTCTCTTTGCGGATGACGACCGTCAGCGGCCCGCCGCCCTCGCCGACCTGCTCCTGGCGGGACAGCTTCGGCGCGGCGTAGTCGGCCAGCATCGACAGCCGCAGCAGCGCGCCGCTCGGGTCAGGCGGGCGTGCCGCGTGGATGACCTTGCCGCGCACCTTGACCTCTGGCGCGCCCTCGGCGATCTGGGCGATCCACTTCGCGATGTTCTCGCGGTTGTCGTCCAGCAGCCGCTGCACGGTCTCGCGGAACTCGACCGTGACCTTGTTGAGCGACCCAGGCTTGCGCCCGCTGGTGGGCTGCGTGAGCCGGCCGCGCGGCCTGTCCTTGCCTGTTTTAGGTGCTGTCATGGCCGCGAACTGTACGCGCACACCTCATTTCGGGCCAGCACAACCTAAGGGTTCACCCCAATCAGACGCGCCGTTTTCATAGGCAGGTACACCTCAGTCCACACGTACGCCTCATTTTCCTTCGCGTGCGCCTGCGCGCGCCTTCACGGACGCGGGTGTGCGTCATTTCCACCATAGTCTTTAAGTGAATGAGGTGTACAGGTGTTCTGAGGTGTACCTACCTATGAAAACAGACACCGCGAATGAGGTGTACCAATGAGGTGTTCTGAGGTGTGCTGCGCGTGAAATAGTTCCACACAGGAGTGAAGCCCAGGGTTACACTACAGTCTCTGTAGCTGGAACCCGAACATGACCACCTCGCTCCTCGACACCGCAGCCGCCGCCCCGACCGTCAAGCCGGGCCGCCCCGCCAAGCACACCGACGCAGCAGCCCGCCAGAAGGCATGGCGCGCCGCCAACAAGGTGAAGACCGTGCGCCTGGACGGCAAGCTGGCCCCGACCATCGCCAAGCTGGCCGAGCAGTTCGAGACCACCGAGACCCATGTGATCAACAACATGCTGCGCTTCGCCCTCGTCAACAAGAACTGGACCCAGACCGGCATCGGCGGCTGGGACATCTCCGACGCCCGCCTGAAGACCGGCAAGCGCGCCGCCCCGGCCGAGCGCGACGACAGCCTCGACGCCTTCTCCCTCGTTTAAACGCTCACCCACCACCAAGGAACCACCATGTCATTCGCCTCCTACACCAGCAAGTACACCGGCCTCGTCTACAACTACGTCGCCAAGCACGAGCGCAGCCCCGTGGACGAGGGCAGCGACATCGACTTCGGCGTGGTCGACGCCAAGGGCCGCAAGGTCGGCATGCGCGTCTGGCGCACCACGCTGCACACGCTCACCCTGGCGACCGAGGCCCCGGTCGGCGGCAGCGAGATCCTCGAAGCCGGCAAGCCGCTGGTGTACTTCGAGGCGTGCGCCATCGGTGCCCGCAACGGCGAGTCCTTCGGCAGCGCCACGATCTGCGTGCGCGGCCCGGCCCTCGGCGCGGTCCAGATCGAACTGGCCGAGCGCATCGAGCGCGCCCGCAAGGCTGCGGTGAAGAAGTGGACGAAGGCGTGAAATAGTCCCACACGAGAGTGGAGCCTCAGGCTACACTCTCGTTGTCAGTCCCCGAAACAACCCTGCGAGCAACCATGACCACTGCCTGGACCTTTCAAGCCACCTCGACCATCGTGATCGTCGGCTACAACCCCGAGAACGCCGACTACACCAACCCGCGCGGCGCGATCACCGGCCTGATGCACTTCGTCCAGGCCCACAACGAGCACGGCGACACCCGCGAGCTTGCGGTGCTGTCGGCCGGCAACCCGGAGGCCGCCGCCCAGGCCCTGGCCGACCGCCTGAACGCCCGCTTCGAGCGCCTGGGCCGCCTGCCCGTCGGCTTCGACCTGTGGCCCGCCGGCCGCCCGATCTACGGCTCGGAGGCTTACATCGAGTACGGGCAGGCCGACGACATCGCCACCGAGGCCCGCGAACTGGAAGACGAGCGCTTCGGCTACTGATCAACCCTGACAGCCCGGGGCTACGGCCCCGGCTACCATCACCACCCGCACGAGAGACCACCATGAAGACCACCAAGACCGCCGCCAAGTACAGCAACTTCACCCCGGGCACCCGCGTCCGCTCGTACGACTTCCCGAACCGCCGCGACTGCTACATCGAGGGCCGCGTGGTCGGCATCGAGGACGACCGCTACAAGATCCTCGTGGACCGGGTCGTGCAGGAGGACGTGGTGATGCCCGAGAGCGGCGGCCTGGGCCGCATCGTGCAGCCGCCCCTGAACGGCCTCCAGGGCTTCTTCGGCATCACCGAGGGCGTGCTCCTGGCCGACCAGCGCATCGGCCTGCCCGAGGGCTGGGACAAGCCCAAGGCCGCCTGACCACCCCAAGCCCTGGGCTCCAGCCCGGGGCGTTTCGTCACCCGTAACTCTTCAGGAACCCACGCCATGGCCGTCTTCACCATCCACTTCCTCAAGGACGATGGCGACATCGTCCAGCACCCGGCCCGGCGCTACCCCGAGGGCACCCGGCTGCGCTACGTCATACGCGACGCCAGCCGGTACTTCGCCGACCGCCGCTTCGTGGTCGAGGACGACAACAAGACCATCTGGTTCCAGCACCAGCCCGAGCACCATGAGAGCGACACCCAGCCGGCGGTGTTCCGGTGATGTGGACCGTCCTCTGGGCCAGCGCTGCGTTCACCATCCTCTGGCTGGTCCTTGTGGACCCGAGCAAGGAGGCGGTGCAGAACCTTGTGTTCTGGCTCGTCTGCACGATCGTCTTCATCATCTGGGGTATCCCCCATTTGCGTGACAAATTTGGTTGACGTGCCGTAACCCCGGGCTTCACAATACAGGCTTACACCTCACCAACCCTGGAAGCAACATGTTCAACCCCGCCAACTTCAACGTCGCCAAGTCCATCGCCACGCCCGTGCTCAAGACCGACCCGACGTCGAATCGCCTGACCGCCGAGGTCGCCCAGAAGATCAAGGCCCTGGAGCAGGCCGCCGCCCGCTTCGCGATCCGCCGCGACTCGTTCGCCGCCGGCAAGTCGGAGACCTGCCTCGACATCGCCGCCAAGCTGGAGCGCTTCGGCTCGTTCGCCAGCGAGAAGCAGGCCGAGTTCGCCGACAAGCTGGTGGCCTGGAGCCTGCCGCGCCAGTACAGCGCCGTGATCGAGGCGACGGTGCTCCCGCCGGTCGACCTGCCGAAGGCCCCGGTGATCGAGGAGCGCAAGGCAACGACCCTGCCGAAGCTGTTCGACCTGATGCAGCGCCTGTCCAAGCTGACCATCGGCGACATCACCATCGCCCGCAAGAATCAGGACAGCCTGTGCTGGATCAAGCTGGAAGGCGTCGAGAAGGTCGTCGGCCGCATCGTGGACGGCGGCGTGGTCACGCTGTTCTCCCGCCAGGACAACACGGGCCGCATGGTCGACCAGCCCGCCCTGCTGTCGCGCCTCGCCGCCATCGAGACCGACCCGGAAGCGGCTGCGGTGCGCCACGGCAAGGCCAGCGGCCGTTGCTCGATCTGCTCGCGCGACCTGACCGACCCGGTCAGCATCGAGCGCGGCATCGGCCCGATCTGCATCGGCAAGGCGGGCTGGTAATGGGAGCCGCCAGCACCACCCTGGCGGCCTTCCTGATGGCTGGAGCCCCCAGCCATACGGACATGGCCTCCATGGTCCCCACCGCCGACCGGCAGTACACCTACGTCGCAGCCGAGGACTGCAGGCGCGGCCACGGCTGGCTCTGGAAGTCGGATCTCGACGGCAAGGGCATGCGCAAGGTCACGATCTACTTCATCGGCGCGAACACCGACGCCGCCACCCTGGCGACCATCCTCTGCTACCCGTACACCCACCCGAGGACCAAGCTATGACCGACCCTTTCCCGGCCGCCCTGGAGCGCGCCAACAACCGCACCAGGGCCCGCCAGGAGGCCCAGGAAGCCCTGGACCTAGCCAAGCACCGCGAGCACGTCGCCAAGGTGCTCCTTGACCCGAGGAAAGCCATGAACAACTACAAGCGCCAGCAGGCCACCCGCCGGGAGAACCTGCTCGACCCCGACTGGGGCACGGTCCGCTACTTCCCGAAGTTCACCGCCCAGACCACGGCCGAGTACGTCCGGTCCTATCAGGCCCTGAACCGCAAGACGTCGCAGGCCCGCGAGTTGACGTTCGCGCGGCCCGACGGCGGGAGGCTCGCATGACCCCGAGCACCAAGCCGGTCACCCGGCTGTCGAGCGCCTGGGTGAGGGACCAGGGCATGCGTGCCGTGGTCGTCACGATCACCGGCAGCGTGATCGAACTGCGGGCGAAGGGCCGCCGGCAGGTCGAGACCGTCGACATCGCCACGCTGTACTTCCAGGCCGTGAAGGCCCGCGTGATGGCCGAGCGCAAGGCCAGGAAGGCCGCCAGGAGAGCGAAGTGATCTGCACCATCTGCAAGCAAGACCCCAGGCTGCACAACAATTGGCGGTGGGAGTGCTCGGTCGCCGAGTGCCCGCACCGGCATCTGTCGCGCCAGCAGACACCGACCGAGCGCGAGAAGCGGGCGACCATCGACCCGCCGATCTCGACCCTGTTCGACAACCTCAACGACCCGAAGACCTACGGAGAAGAACCGTGACCAAGAAGATCCTCGACCTTCCCCTGCACCGCAACCGCGTCGGCGGCAACGGCCAGCGGGACAGCCAGGACAGGAAGCGCGACGGCCACACGCCGGCCTGGGACAAGCAGTCCCTGGGGGTGATCGAAGCCGCCGCCCTGCGCATGGCCTGGGCCCCTGCAGCCCAGGGTTTCGTTACGGAGAATTCGGACGAGACCGATCAAGCGTGACAAATTCCTCTTGCACTCCATTGAAGCCTGGGGCTACACTAGCGGTACGCAATCAGCGTTTAAACGGAGTGCCCGAAATGAACCGCAAACCCATCACCCGCGAACAATGGCTGGAACGTGCTGTCGACGTCATCCGCGCGTCGGTCAAGAAGACCGTCCAAGTCCCGCCCGTCAAGGTCTCCTGCTCCTGGCCGGGCGGCGGCGACAGCAACAAGCGGATCGGCGAGTGCTGGGCCACGCAAGCCTCGAAGGCCGGCATCAACGAGGTGTTCGTGTCGCCGAAGATCGAAGACCCGGTCCGCGTGCTCGGCATCCTCTGCCACGAGTTGGCGCATGCCGTCGACAACTGCAAGTCCGGCCACAAGGCCCCGTTCGTCGCCATCGCCGCGAAGATGGGCTGCGAGGGCAAGCCGACCCAGATGGTGCCGAAGGTCGAGGTGTCGGCCGCCTGGGCCGAGAAGGTCACCAAGAAGCACGGCCCGTTCCCGCACCGCACGCTCGACAAGTCGATGTCCCCGGTCAAGAAGCAGACCGCCCGGATGCTGAAGCTGGAATGCGTCGAGTGCGGTGCGGTCTGGCGCATGTCGGCCAAGCACGCCATCAACGTCACGATGTGCCCGTGCTGCGGCAGCGAGGCCGTCGGTCACGGGGATTGACATCACACTAAAACCCCGGGCTATACTGGCCCGGGGTCTACCACACCACCACCAAGGAACACCATGTCGCTTCACGCACCCTTCCCGCCCAGCGCGCACGACCGCTGGAAGATCTGCACCGGCAGCTTCGCCCTCGGGCTGCAGGTTCCCGAGCCCCCCGAGTCGGAGTACGCCGCCGAGGGCACCCGGCTGCACACCGTCGCGTCGAACGACCTGGGCGCTGCGCATGACGAGCCCTGCGCGCCGACGGCGGATGACGCCGCCCTCCTCAAGCCCTACCTCGACTACGCCCGCAAGCGGATGAAGCAGACGAAGGCCGTCGCCATCGAGGCGACCTTGAAGCACTCCTCGTGGCTGTTCGGCACGCCCGACCTGAAGCTGATCTACAAGGAGGCCGGCGAGCACATCCTCGAAATCGTGGACCTGAAGACCGGGGCTGGCATCCTCGTGGACCCCGAGGAGAACGGCCAGCTTCTGACCTACGCCTACATGGCCCTGCTGGAGATGGCGAAGATGGAGTGGGGCCAGCCGAGCATGGCGACCCGCAAGCGGTTCGATGAATTCGCCGACATCCGCGCCGATCAGCCGGACCCGTTCCAGTTCCTGCCGCAGACGATCCGGCTGACCATCGTGCAGCCGCCCGACGAGGACCACCCGGTGAAGACCTGGGACACCACCCGCGAGCATGTGCTGGAGCACGGCAAAGCCTCTGAGAAGGCCATCGCCATCGCCTTGTCCGGCAAGGGCAAGCTGATCCCTGGCGACCACTGCCGGTTCTGCAAGGCCAAGCCGATCTGCCCGAAGCTGCGCGGCGAGGTGGTCGAGGCCGTGGACGGGCCGCTGCCGGCGACGATGTCGGTCGACACCCTGGCGTTCTGGCTCGAACGCGCCGACCGCATGGAGGGCTTCATCAAGGCCGTGCGCGAGATGGGCCACGAGGTGGCCTCGCAGGCCCTCCAGCAGGGCCGCCCAGGCATCCCCGGCTGGACCCTGAAGCCGAAGCGGGCGACCCGGTCCTGGGCCGACGAGGCCAAGGTGCTTGAGATCGCCCGCAAGCGCCGGATCAAGATCTGGCAAGACAAGCTGCTCTCGCCCGCGATGGCCGAGAATGAGCACCCGAACCTACCGCAGGAACTGCGCGACCAGATCGTTGCTGTATCCTCGGGGACCAACCTCGTGCGTGGCAATGCCCCGCATGCGGTAACCGCGCCCGATGCCTCGCCGATGGCGCGGTTGGTGGCAAACCTCAACCTGAAGAAGTTCTAGGAGTTTGGAATGAGCAATGAAGTGGTGAAGTTTGATCCGACCAAGTTCGCCGCGTCGGTGGCGAACATGGCAAAGGGGGCCAGCGCGCGCGTCGGCTTCCTGAAGATGGACAAGACCGGCGCGTGGTCGTTCGGCACCGACGAGATCCCGGTATCGGAAGATACCCCGGTCTACATCGACCCGATGGGCTTCGTCCATGGCTGGCAGTGCTGGGCCGACACCGACATCCAGGGGGTGCAGTCCGAACTGCTGGGTGAAGTCCTGGCACCGATGTTCGAGGTGCTGCCGCCCAGGCCGGCGCAGGTTCCCGAGAACGGCCGGGGCTGGGCGAACCTGCACGGCATGTCGTGCATCGTGGACGGCCAGAAGCTGGTCTATTCGACCACCAGCGTCGGCGGGGCCAACGCCATCGCAGCGCTGGCGGAAGCCTACGCCAAGCAGTACCAGAAGGCCCCCGACAAGATGATCGCGGTCGCGAACCTGTCGAGCGACTCGTACAAGCACAAGAACAAGACCTATGGTCGGATCTATGTGCCCATGATCGAGATCGTCGGCTGGGTCTCGAAGCTGCCGGAAGCGGCCGAAGCTGCGGCCGACAAGGCCATCGAGAACGCCAAGAAGCCGAAGGCACCGCCGGCCAAGCCGGGCAAGCCGGTCAAGCCGCCGCCGCCGCCGACCAAGCCCGCCAGGGCAGCGCGCCGGGCTGCTTGATGCCAGGGCCAGGGGTCACGCCCTGGCCCTTTTCGTTACGCGTGATTGAAGATTGAGGCTTTATGAAGATCGAACCCGACACCGTTCTCGCGTGCCCGGCCTGCGGCAACGAGAACCTGCACCAGACCCGCATCGAGGTGTTCACCCGTCGAGGCGAGGACGCCACCGAAGGTGTGCATGTCGCGGTCGCGCACGATGTTGGTGCTCCCGTGACCATGGATGTGAATCTGGATGACAACCCGAGCAGGCGGCGCGACGGCATCTTGGTGCATTTCACCTGCGAGCACTGCTTCGCGCTTCCGATCCTGTCCATTGCGCAGCACAAGGGCTTCACGCTGCTGGACTCGTGGGCATCGTGAAGCTGAATCTGGACTACGAGACCCGGAGCACCTGTAACCTCAAGCTGGCCGGCACCTATGTCTACGCAAGGCACCCGTCCACTCTCGTGCTGTGCGCCGCCTACAGCATCGACGGCGAGCCGGTGCAGGTATGGCCGGCGGCGGCCGGACTGCCGATGCCGGCGGATCTGCGCCGGGCGCTGGAAGAGGCCGAGATCCACGCCTGGAACGCCCAGTTCGAGCGGCTGATCACCAAGCACGTCGTCGGCATCGATGTGCCCCTGGAGCGGTGGCACTGCACGGCGGCCCATGCCCGCCTGCGCAGCCTGCCGGGCAAGCTGGAGGGTGCGCTGAATTTCCTCGGCATGGCCCCCGGCCTGTACGCGAAGCGACGGGGCGCGGCGGTCATGCTGAAGTGGTGCCAGCCGATGCCCGACGGTGGCTGGGCGGCCGACGAAAACGAGTACATCGAACTGCTGCACTACTGCATGGACGATGTGCGCAGCGAGGCCGCCATCGGGGCGCTGCTCGCGGTCGTTCCGATGACCGCCCTGGAGCGGGCCGAGTACGAGACCAACGAGCGTGTAAACGATGCGGGCCTGCCCATCGACCGCGAACTGGCCCTGGCGGCGGCGGCCTACGGGATCGAGGAGCGGGCAGAACTGGCGGGGTGGATGTCCGAGATGACGGGCGGCGTGATCACCAGCGCCACCCAGCACACCCGGGTCAAGGAGTGGATCGCCGAGCACCTGCCTGCCGAGGTGGTCGATGCGTACTTCACCCGCAACGGCAAGATCACCACCGACAAGGCCGCGCGTGCCGACTTCCTGAACAGCGACGTCGTCAACACCCTGGACGATCCGACCCCGGTGGCCTTGCTTGAACTGGTGGATGACGCCAACAAGGCGTCGGTCTCGAAGTTCGCCAAGATGGCAACGCGCGCCGTCGACAACGGCCGCGCCGAGGGCAGCTACCTCCTGGCCGGGGCCGGGCAGACGAAGCGCTACAGCAGCGTCGGCATCCAGATGCACAACCTGCCCAGGAAGGGCCTGGATGACGTCCCCAAGGCGATCCAGCAGGTCATGGAGCACAAGGTGCCCGGCAAGGTCATGCACGTCCTGGCGGCCCTCCTGCGGCCCGCCGTGAAGGCACCCCTCGGCCGGGTGCTGGTGTGGGGCGACTGGTCGAGCGTCGAGGCCCGTGGCATGCCATGGCTGGCCGGCTGCGAGTGGAAGCTCGACCTGTACCGCAACAACATCGATGTCTACAAGCGCAACGCGCAGGACATCTTCGGCACGCCCTACAACAAAGTGGACGACCGCGAGCGGCAGGTCGGCAAGGTGTCGGAGCTTTCGCTCCAGTTCGGCGGTGCGCGAGGGGCCCTCAAGGCAATGTCGCGCAACTATGGCGTCCCCATGACCGACGACATGGCCGACCTCGTGGTGGACCGCTGGCGCAACGCGAACAAGTGGGCGGCCCAGTTCAGTCAGGGGCTGCTCACGGCCTTTGCGTCTGCGGTGGTGCTACCTGGGGCTGTAATACACCACTGCGGCATCGAGTACGAAGCCGTGAACATCAGCAACGCGACCGGCATGACCGTGCGCTGCACGCTGCCCGGCGGCACCCGGCTGTACTACCAGCGGGTGGAGGCGACCGTGTACCTGCGGTACTTCAGCGACTATGTGCTGATTACGCCCCAGACCGGCTATGAAGGTGAGCGCTTCCTCGCCGCCGACGTTCTGAGGCGGCTCGGCCGGGCTTTCGGGGCCGGCCGTGAGCAGCCGGGCAACGTGGCACTCGCGCTGTCCCTGCCGCCGTGGTTGACGACAGATCACGAGCGTGCCGCAGCCGGATTCAAGCGTGAGCACCCCGCGTCACTGACCTACACCAAGGCCCTCACCACGGCAGGTCACCGCGAGCGGATATGGCACGGCCTGTTGGCCGAGAATGTCACCCAGGCCCTCTGCGCAGCCCTGCTGCGGGACTGCCTGGGGCGCGTCGAAAAGGCACTGGCAAAGGTGTCGGATGACGTGCGGATAGTCGGCCACACGCATGATGAAATTATCTTGGAAGCGCCTTTGAACAAAGCCAAGCAAGCGTCTACGATCCTTCATCGGGAGATGCAGCGCACACCTAAGTGGCTGACCGGTTTTCCCCTCGGCTGCGAGGTGAAGTCGGGCCCGCGCTACGTCAAGTAGACGGCGCAGAAAAAAGCCCCGTGGGCTGCAACCCCGGGGCTTTATCAAGATCAAAGAGAGCGGTTACCAGCCGCGCCCACTATCACCAACACGCTAGTGCTTTCAAGGAACCTCTGTTGTGAGCGATACGAATGGTAGCACCGACCAATATGGATTCCTGACCGCGCTTGCCGCCGGTTGCCCGAAAGGGTTGCACTTCCTCGTCGCGCAGAAGGTCATGGTCCCCGGCAAGGATGGGGCCGAGCCGCGCGAAGTGTTCCCGGCAGAGAAGTGGCGCGAGCAGCAACTGGTCGGGCCCTGGTACTTCTCGACCGGGGCCTCCAACCACACCCGGCATCGACGCAAGGAGACCACCAAGGCGCTGCGGGCCATCGTGCTCGATGACGTGGGGACGAAGGTCGAGCGCGCGGCCGTGAAGGCCACGCCGACGTGGGTGCTCGAAACCAGCAAGGGCAACTTCCAGCTTGGCTTCCTGCTCGAATGGACCGACGACATCCACGGCGGCGATGAACTGTTCAACGGCCTGATCGCCACCGGCCTGCAAGATCCGGGAGTGCGGACGTCGAGCCGGCTGTTCCGCATCCCCGACAGCCTGAACGACAAGAAGGGCCGGGGCAACTTCAAGGCGGTGCTGCACAGTTTCGATGCAGACATCGTTTACACGCTCGACTCCCTGGCTGAAGCCCTGGGCGTTACACCCGGAAAACTCGAGCCGCCGCGCCTCGTGCCCGCAGACCTGCCGGCGGCCGGCATGGCCGACCCGATCTTCGATCTGCTGGCCGAGCGCGGCATGGTGCGCCACGCCAAGAGCAATGGCTGGTACGAGATCACATGCCCGTTCGCCGAGGAGCACACCGACGGTCGCGACGATTCCAACTACCTGCCGGTGGCCCTGTCGCACACCGGCTGCAGCCGCATCGAGTGCATGCACGGGCACGGCCAGGGCGACAACGCACCGGACTACGAGCGCCGCTTCTGGGCGAAGATCGTGGAGTGGGGCGGCCCGCAGGGGCCGATACGGGCCCCCGCCAGCACCGCCCTCCATGACGTGCTCGCGAAGATCGCGGCCGACATGAAGGCCAAGCCGGCCGTGCGCAAGCAGACCTACGAGCCGGCCGACATGTTCAACATCGGCACCCTGGCCGACGCCCTGGGGCGCATCCCGATCACGGCGCTGTCGTTCACCGACAGGACTAAGGAGGGCTACAGCAAGATCCAGCCGGTGACCTTCGGCAACATCGAGGCCGGCTTGCGTACCCTGGGGGTGCAGGTCCGGCTGAACCTGCTGAACGCGAAGACGAGCTACATCCTGCCGCCGAGCATCGACATGGCCCGCTTCGGCACGAAGTCGGTGCTGGAGATCGACGGCCTGATCGAGGGCGCGCTGGTCGACCTGTTCACGATGGTCGGCATGCGCAACAAGAAGGAACTGCGCGACGGTTTCGCGCGCATCGCGAACAGCCTGTACTGGCACCCGGCAAAGGACTGGATCGAGTCGATCCCGTGGGACGGCAAGGATCGGTTTGAAGCGCTCGCCGCGACCGTCAGCACCACTGACCAGGGCCTGTGGAAGAAGTATTTACGTCGCTGGTTATTGCAAGGTGTCGAAGCCGCCTGCGGCTGGGAACGCAAGCGGGAGTCGCAGAAGGGCCTCGTGCTGGTGCTGGTCGGCTCGCAGCGCATCGGCAAGACGTCGTGGCTGCTGGGCCTCGCCCCAGGCTACAGCAAGGCCGGGAAGAACCTGAACCTGAACGGCGCGATGTCGCGCGACAGCAGGCACGAGGCGCTGCAGGGGATGATCGTGGAACTGGGCGAGCTTGATGCCACCTTCAAGCGCTCGGACATCAGCGCCCTGAAGGCCTTCATCACCGACGTGACCGACGAGTATCGGTTGCCGTACGCCGCCGACTGGCTGACCCGGCCGCGCTGCACCAGCTTCTGCGGCAGCGTCAACGAGGGCGAATTCCTGAACGACCCGACCGGCTCGGGCCGGTTCCTGCCGGTGAACGTGCTCGGCCGGCCGGTGGTCGACCACGGCATCGACATGCAGCAGCTTTGGGCCCAGGTGCGGACGTGGTGGGGCGGCGGCGAGCAGCACTGGCTGACGGCCGAGGAAGAGGAACTGCAGACGGGCCACAGCGTCCAGTTCCAGACCATCGACAGCGTGGCCGAGCAGATCGCCGAGGAGATCGCGGAACGCGAGGAGCACCGCGATGCCTACCCGCTGGAGTGCAGCGTGAACGCCGGCAGCGTCGCGAAGCTGCTGAACCTGCGCTGGGACGACCTGATGGTGTGCCGGCGCGTCGCGAACGGCCTGCGCAAGCACCTGGGCGACAAGAAGGATCTGCGCAAGCGGGGCGGCGGTGCCAGGGCGTGGCCGTTCTGGCTGAACCGCAACGAGAAGGATGCGCTCAAGGCCGTGCTGCTGAAGCCCCGGATCAAGCCGTGAGGGAGGCCGCCATCGAGGCTTCCTGCCGGGCCTACGCCATCCGGCGGGGCTGCTGGCCGATCAAGCTGCACCGGGGCATCACGGGCGAGCCCGACCGGGGCTTCGTCCTGCCCGGGCACCTCTTCTGGCCGGTCGAGTTCAAGCGGCCGGGTGGGCGGCTCCGACCCCGCCAGCGGGTCCGGCACGCCGAACTGGCGGCCCTCGGTTTCCATGTCACCGTGATCGACAGCACGGTCCACTTCAAAATACTGCTTGACCTGTTCCTCGGGGCTACATCAGAATAGAGGCTCACCAACCCGAGGTTCCAAGTGCAGTACAACCCGCTCCCCTTCCAAGAGAACGCCATCGCCAAGGTCTGCTGCACCGAGGGCTTCGCCCTGCTGCTCGACCCGGGCATGGGCAAGACGGCGATCACCCTGGCCGCGATCTGCGTGCTCCAGCACCACAAGGAGATCGAGGCCGCCCTGGTCGTCGTGCCGCTCCGACCGCTCTACCTGACGTGGCCGGCCGAGATCGCGAAGTGGGACCAGTTCAAGCACCTGAAGGTCTCCATCGTCCACGGCACGCCGGCCCAGCGCATGAAGGCCATGCAGACCCCGGCCGACGTGTACCTGATCAACCCCGAGATGGTCGACTGGCTGACGACCGTCATCGGCGGCGTCTGCGCCTTCGGCACCAAGCCCGAACTGCTGGTGGTCGATGAGTCGACCCGCTTCAAGAACGCCCGCAGCAAGCGCTTCAAGGCCCTGAAGCAGATTCTCCCGTCGTTTAAACGCCGCCTCATCCTGACCGGCACGCCGGCTCCGCAGAGCATCGAAGACCTGTTCGCGCAGATCCAGATCCTCGATGACGGCCACCGCCTGGGCCGCTACATCACCCACTTCCGCAGGATGTTCATGGAGTCGGAGACCATCCGCATCGGCGGCGGCGACACGGTCGACGTCTGGCACCCGCGCAAGGGCTCGGACGTCGAGGTGGCCGGCAAGATCGCCGACATCAGCCTGCGGCTCCAGGCCGAGGACTACCTGAAGATGCCGGGGATCTCCTACAACGTCATCCCCGTGACCCTGCCGACGGCGGTCCGCAAGTCCTACAACCAGCTTGCCCAGAACCTCGTGACCGAGACCCGGGACGGCACCACCCTGACCGCCCCGACCGCCGCCGCTGCCGTGATGAAGCTGCGCCAGATCGTCAATGGCTGGGCCTACCACGAGGGCGGCTCGACCTTCCTGCACAACAACAAGATCAGCGCCCTGTGCGATCTGGTCGAGGAGCAGCAGGGCACCCCGCTGCTGGTGGCCGTCGCCTTCCTGCACGAGGTGCCGGCGATCCGCGAGGCCCTGAAGTCCGTGCTGCCCCCGGGCACCATCGTGCCGTACCTGGGCGGCGGGGTCAGCAAGACCGAGGCCAAGACCACCGAGGCCGACTGGAACGCCGGCAAGCTGCCGGTGCTGCTGGTCCACCCGACGTCGGTGGCCCACGGCCTGAACCTCCAGGCCGGCGGCCATGCCGTCTGCTGGTTCGGTCTGACGTGGTCCCTGGAGGAGCACATCCAGACAAATGCCCGCGTGTACCGCCAGGGTCAAAGCAAGCCCGTGGTGATACATTACCTCGCAGTGCAGGATACGGTCGATGAGGACATCGCGCAGGCGCTGTCCACCAAGGCCGACGTCCAGTCCGCAATCCTCAACCGTCTGAAAGGCAACAAGTGAAAAAGACCAAACCCACTTCCGGCCCTGGCGCACGCCAGCCGATCCTGAAACTGCCGGCGACGATGGGCGACAAGCGCATCACGCGCCACCCGTTCGTCTACCTGCTGGAGTCGTACCTCAAGGAAGACCCCGAGGACCACAACAAGTCCATCCTCGCCAAGCACCTCGGCGTACGCCCGCAGTCGATCTACAAGTGGGAGCGGGCCTGCCGGAAGGACCGCAACTTCCCGCTGCCGGTGCTCCGCGCCCAGCAGATCGCCACGTTCTTCAAGGTGCCGCCGTCGACCTTCCGGCCCGACTTCCCCTGGGGGAACGCATGAACCTCGACCTGACCGACGAGGACGTGAACCTGCTGCTGCGGGCGCTCGGCGAACTGCCGGCCAAGGTCAGCTACACCCTGCTCGGCAAGATCGGCGAGCAGGCGGCGGCCGAGAATCGCCGCCGCCAGCAGGCACCCCCCACGAGTGAGGGGCTCGCCGCCGGGACCGACTGAGATCACCATCAAAGCCCCTGCAGGGGCCTTGCCGGGGTGCCCCTTCCTACCCTGGCGCAATGGGAGATCTCAATGAAGAAAGCACTACTGGCCGGCGCACTCATGCTGGCCGCAGCCTCGGCATCCGCCGAGGTCTGCACCCTGTTCGCGAAGGATGGCTCTTGCACCTTCGCGACGGACACGAGCGGCGGGACAACGATCTTCTCCAACCCGACGAACCTGTCGAACATCGGGTCCGGTGTCATCACACCGTTCCTCGGGACGCAGCAGAACGGGACGGAGTCCGGGGTTACAACCGACATCCCGAACGTCAACCTGCTGCCGCTGACCGACAAGCGCGACAACGCCAACACCTTCACCAACACTTTCACGAGAAGTGACCTGGGGGTGGTGACCTTGGGCGGGACGGACTACTACCAGTTCTTCCTCGACACCAACGAGCCTAGCTCGGTCGGCGACAAGCTGATCAGCATCGACACGATCCGGATCTGGGACGCCCAGTCGGCTGCGCTGCAGTTGCTGACCAACCAGAACGTGACCAGCTTGGCCGACGTCGATGGCCTGTTCTCGTCGCTGATCTATGCGATGGGGCCGACCAACCAGATCGTCATGGACGGCACGCTGTTCTCGGGCTCGGGCCTGGGCTACGACCTGTCGATGCTGATCCCGGTGGCCGAATTCGCTGGCGTGGCGCTCGACAGCCGGCTGATCTTCGGCACGTCGTTCGGTGCCGCTGGCGGGTCGGCCTCGACCGCCGATGGCTTCGAGGAGTGGGCCTACCGCTCGGCCACGCCGAACGCGGTGCCCGAGCCCGGCTCGCTGGCGCTCGCCGGCATCGGCCTCCTGGCCCTGCGCTTCGCCATCCGGCGCGGCCAGAAGAAGGCCGGCACCCTGCCCGCCTAGTTCCCCTGGAACTCCTGGGTGACGCGACCGTCACCCAGGTTCGCCGAGCCGCAGTCGCGCTTCTCGGTCATGCACTTCTGGCCCCACAACTCGGTGATCGCCTGATCCCAGCCGTTGATCCAGTCGCCGTGCAGGCTGTAGCCTGCGGGTCCAGTGTAGACGTCCGACGACAGCCGCCACTTGCTCGTGTCCGCGTTGGCCGGGATGGTCCACTTCGGCAGGAACGTGATCGCCGGCAGCACCACCGGGTGGGTGTCCGGGCAGCGGTACTGGCGCTGCGGGTCGCCGGTCCAGAACTGGATGTGATAGGCGAGGTGACTCTTGTGGTCCGGGCTGTCGAGGTTCTTGCCGTCCCAGCACTGCGGGAACGGGATGTTGCCCCATAGCTCGTCGCCGGGCTGGCAGTTGGTCGGGATGGCCGACCCCTTCGTCCCGGGCCGGTCCGAGCCGGTCGAGGGGATCAGGCACAGCCATGTGCCGACCCCGCCCGCCGTGGTGCGGGTCGGATCTCCCGCGATCATCTTCAGCCCTGGCGGCAGCGGCGCGATGGGCGGGTTGTTGTTGAAGTACGGCCAGTTGCCGGTCTTGTAGTAGATCAGCAGATCCTTCGGCGCGAGCGGCCTGTTGGTCGCGGTGTCGATCAGCGACGGTATCCAGTAGCCCGACTTGTTGATCGTGCCGCCACGGCACGTCGCGTTGCCCTTCGAGCGGATGTTCGCCGACGTGGTGAAGGCGTCGATGGCGGTGTTGCTGAAGAACGTGTGGTGGTGGGCCGCCCCCGGCTTGCCGGGGTAGACGATGGGGTCGTCGTAGCCCATCTTCGACCAGTTGCAGATCAGCCGGAAGTCGCCGCCCTCCTCCCAGCCCCAGGTAACACGGGACGGCGGGATGTACCCGGTCTGCTGCAGCCACTCCCCGTCCACTCCAGGCTGCGGGACCGGCCATGTGGACGGGTCGCTGACCGGCAGGCCGACGTGCATGTCGGGCGGCGGCTCGACCGGCTTGGGCGTCCGGATGTAGGTCACCGTGTTCTGGCAGATGACCGTCTTGCTCGTCGTCTGCTTCAGCTTGGTCGCCGCCGTCGAGCACTCGGGCTGGGTGTTGTAGCGGCTGACCAGCAGGTTGTTGCTGTACAGGATGTACTTGCCCGGGACGCCCTCGACGTTGTAGACCGGGGGCACCTGGGCCTGGGCGGCGAGCGGCAGCAGGGCTAGGAGCAGCCGCTTCATCCAAGCCTCCACGGCACGTTGATGCCGCCGAACAGCATCGACAGCAGCAGGATGACCATGATGATGCCGAGGACGACCTGGGCCGCCAGCAGGAACGGCGGGGGCAGCGGGATCTGCCCGAGCACCCACCAGACCAGTCCGAAGACGAGCCCCAGGATGAGGATCGTGATGAGGATGTTGACGAGTGCCATGGCGGTCTCCGGTCAGGGTTTCGTTACGGGGAATTCAGCGCTTGCGCAGCAGTTCCGCCAGCTTGCGGGCCTTCGCCGCCTCGGCCTCGGGGTCGAGCGGCTTGGGCCTGAAGAAGTCAACGGGAGGTGGTGGAACCGTTGCACTTGCCGGTGGAGCCTGGGGGTTGGTTGCTTCCTCCAGCGCCTTCTCGCGGCGGCGGCGGGCTTCCTCGAAGATCGTTGCCATTGGGTTTCCTTTCAGGGTCGTCGGTGTCCACTTCGATGGAGCGGTGGGTGTTGATGTTGACAGCCGCCGACCCGCACTCGTTCGCGACGGCGCAGCCGGCCAGGGCCAGGGGCAGGAGCAGGGTCCACATACATCAAGCGGCTCGCATCCAGATGCCGAAGTTCGCGCTGACGCGCCCGAGCAGCCGGTACTGGCCGGTGGTCAGCACCACGTTCGCGGCGGGTGAGAAGCCGTAGACCGAGAGCGTGGACGCACCGCTCAACGAGACAATGCCCCCACCCACAAGGCCGGTGAACGCGGCACCGTTGGCCTCGGCACCGATCACCGAGCCGATCCCGATGGTGCCGAGATTGCCAGGGTCGAGCAGCGGCGCGTACGGGTTGCCGTTCTGGTAGATCAGGACCGGCGAAGCCGACGCTGCCGGGATCATGATGCGGGTACGGTTGCCTGTGCCGATGGACATCGGGTACAGGCCGGTGGTGACGATGGCGGCCTGCTCGCCGACAGGGCTGTCGGTGACGAACTGACCGGCCCAGGACGTCCCCGAGTAGTTGATCTCTACCGAGCGACCGCTGTTGTAGGAGTCGTTGTAGAGCCGCATGCCCACATAGCCCCCCGCGTTGGGGCCGTGGAGGATGAGGGGATTCGCGTTGCCCTTGATCTCCAGGCCCGATGCCGTGACGGTGCCGCCCGCCTGCCCGATGCCGATGGTGCCGGCCGAGTACATCCGCATCCGCTCGCCGCCAGCGTTGCCCCAGGCATAGTCGCCCGTGGTGCCCATCTGGTTCCAGCCATAGGTCGTCGCGACGGTCGCGTTTTGCGACGAGATGCGGAGGTCGTTGTTGCCGCCCCACCCGACGACATTGTTGACGCCGAGGATGTCGACCTTGACGCCCGGCCCACGGCCGATGCCGATGAACTGGTTGCTGCCGGAGATCTCGAACGCGGTGGTGCCGACCCCGGGCCCGGTATTGACGCGCAGGTAGTCGTTGGCGTGGAGGAAGAGGTTGCCGCTGGAGTCGCCGAAGCGGTTTGCCTGGACGCCGAGCGAGCCCTTGGTGACACCCGTGCGAGCGAACAGGATCGTGCCGCCCGAGCCGATACCGGACCCGGTGCCGTCGAGTATCAGCCGCGCATCGTCGGGCGCAACAACGTGAAGCCGTGCGCCAGGGGCGACCTGCCCGATGCTGACGTTGCCGGCCGTGTCGATCCGCATCTTCTCGACCCCGCTGCCGGCGGCGAAGTAGATGTTGCCGCCGTCGCTGCGGAGGCCGAGGTCGGTGAGGGACGAGCCCGTGACGACATTGCCGCCGACGCCGACACGCGCCTGCAGCGTGCCCGAGGTGAGGAAGCCGATGTAACCCCCAGTGGCGGCGGTCGAGTCGAAGCGTGCAAGCTGGTTGACGCTGTCCGAGACATGCAGCTTGGCGGCCGGCGCGATGCCGACGCCGAGCTTGCCGTGCATGTAGGTGTCGCCGACGACTTCGAGCGACGAGTCGAACAGCACCGACCCGGTGACGTGTGCAGGGCCGGTGACGATGAGGCTGTCGGCATCGACGGTGCTCGTCAGGATGTCGGTGACCGACAGGGTCTGGATCGTCCCGTTCAGGGCCGTGATGTCGCCGGCCAGGAGGCCGGCGGCCGACCACTGCGCGACCTTCGAGCCGAGGATCGAGATCGCCAGGATGCCGCCGCCCGGGTCGCGCCACATGCCGGTGCCGGTCTCCGAGGAGAAGGCCCAGGCCGGCAGCGCCTCGGACCCGTCGATGAACCGGAAAGGAGCGACCAGCCCGCCGCGTCCGTACCGATCCAGCGAGTCGGTGATGCCCTGGGCTATGTCGTCCAGGGAGGTGTTCGCCCAGGCCGCCTGGATGACCGTGTTCGCGGCGACCGGCGGCAGGGGCAGCGTGTAGTTGCCGGAAACGCTACGAGGCATTCTGTTCTCCGTTCATTCTCGAAGGGCGGCGATCATGGCCTGGATGGCCGGGTCGGCGTACGGCCCGAGAAGCTGCTGACCCCGGGACTCCCCGAGCAGCACGCGGGCACCGGGGCCCGACGTCGCCAGCCACGCCGGAAGGCTCGCGCCCAGGCCGAGCGCCATCTTCATCGGCGACTGCAGGGCGGATCTGCCCGCCGTGCCGCTGTCGGGGATCGTCTGGGTGAGCGTGCGCGCCGCCGGGTCGAGCAGGTCGTCGTACCGGCGGGTGACCTGGGTCCGGTCCTGCTTCGCCAGGGCCTTGCGGAGGGGACTCGGCATCGCAAGCTCGTCGGCCCGCCGGCTCGCCACCTCGTTGATCGGGATCATCCCCCGGTAGGCCCGGTTCGCGGCGTTTAAACGCCCGGCCTCGACCGCCGGCATGCCGCCGCCCTGGGCCCAGCCCTGGCGCATCGCCACCTTGATGTCGTTGATCGCCTGCCCCAGCACCCGGTCGTGCGGGCTCCCCTTGAGGTAGTCGCGGGAAAGGCTCCCCAGTTCGCTGTCCAGTTCCTTCAGGCCCCGCCCCTGCAGCAGGCTGTACTGGCTGAAGTGCTTGTCCCACAGGCCGGTCAGGATGTCCCGGTACTCGGGGATCAGCCTGGGGTTCTGCAGCGCGGCGTTGTACGCCTGGGCGGCCTCGAAGATGCCGCCCGGGTTCGCCCGGATGTGCGGCACCGCCTGATCGTAGGCGTCCTCGATGGCGTCGTTCGCCGCCCGCACCGTGCGCAAGCCCGGGGTTCCCGTGGCGCGCTCGATGGCCCGCTCCTGCACGTCCTCGACCGCACGCCGCCGGCCACGGTCGATCACGTCGCCTGCGAACGGCAGGCTGGTCAGCTTCTGCTCGGTGGTGTTCCAGAACCCGCCGGCCGCCTGCCCTGGCGTGAGCCGCACGCCCTGGCGGATGAGGGCCTGGGCGTCGGCGGTCGGCCGCGCGACCCCGCGCGTGAGCGCCCCGCCGGCACCGCCGAAGACGCCGCCCAGGCCGGCCTGCCCGGCCTTCTTGAGGAGGTAGGTGCCGCCGTCGTCGCCGGCCTCGGTCGGTGCCATGGCGGCCGAGACCGCGCCCTGGCCGACCATCCGCCCGAGCCCGCCCCCGCCGCCCAGGTAGTTCAGCGGGTTCGCCATGTTGCCGCCCATCCGGCCCCAGTCGACGCCCTCGGGGGCCTTGTACTCGGCGTCCCGCTGCCGGACGTAGTCGTCCATGCTCATCGCGCCCGGGGCTACAGCCTGCCGGATCGGGTTGATGGCCTTGTCGGCAAGCTGGGCCGCGCCGACGACCGGGTCCATGAGGCCGGTCAGCACGCGCGAGCCCAGGCCGGTCGGCTCGGGCTTGGGCTCGCCGAACTTGACGCCGCGCCGGTCGAGGATGTACCCCGACGGCAGCGGCGGATCTTCCTCGACCTCGAAGCCGGGCGGCGGATTCGGCACGCTCGTGCTCATGGCACCGGCTCCCACTTGCCGTTGACGAGTTGCAGCCGCTCACCCGACGTCGGGTTGATCGCGAACTTCGGCTTGCCCGGCAGCGCTGCCGGTGCTGAAGCCTCGGGCTTGATGCCGGTGCGCTCGGTGACGGCCTGACCGACCGCCTTGCCCCAGCGCTTCCTGGCGTCGGCCGCATAGGCCCGGCCGCCTTCCAGCTTGGTGATCACGTCCGCGAGATCGTCGGTCTGCGGGTAGATGATGAACTGCTGGGCCCGGGCCGCCTCGCCGGCCGACTGGGCCGCGCCGTACAGCCGGTTCATCTCCTTCGCCGCGTCCTCGGCGAAGTTGGACCGCAGGGCCTTCGCCTCGGGGGTCATGCCGGCAATCGTCTGGAACTTCGACTTGCCGAGCACGCCGGGCACTGCGGAAGCCAGCGACGGGCCGAGCCCGAACGCCGACGGGTTGGCCTGCACCCTGGCGAGCAGGGTCGTCATGTTGTCGTGCGCCTGGGCGGCCTCGGTCGCGTCGTGGACGTTCTTCTCGTAGGTCGCCTTCGGGATGATGCTGCCGCCCGACGTCCCCGGCAGCGGCTCGTACACGGGCTTGCCGTCGACACCGACCTTCCCGGTGGCGCGGTAGGCCCGGCCGTCCTTGCCCCGGATCACCTCGGTGCCGGTGGTGGCGTCGATGCCCTCGAAGTCGGCCTTGCCGGGGCCCGACGCCCCCATCCCGCCGGCCGTGATGTTGGCGACCTGCACCGCCGTCCCACGCTGGTACTCCCAGCCCTCGCGCTTCAGCCGCTCGATCTCCTTGGCCGCATCGATCTTCGCCTGCCGGGTGTTGTTGCCGTCGATGATGTGCTGGTACTGCGCCATCTGGGCCTGGATCTGCTTCAGCTTCAGTTCCTGGCGGTAACCCGGGTCTTCGATGAAGCCGGTGTCGGTCAGCGTCCCGCCCTGGACCTTCATCGGCTCGGCCGCCTCGGCGGCCTGCTTCAGGAAGTGGCCCTGGACGCCCTTGTAGTTGTCGCCGGCATGCTGGGCCGCCAGGGCGAGCAGGAGTTGACTGCCGCCCCGGTCGGCCCGCTTGCCGTAAGCCTCCTGGGCCGCCGTCATGTCGGGCGGGGCGAGCGACTGCTGGTACTCGGTCAGCAGCTTCGCCTGCTTCTTCATCAGGTCGGCGTTCTCCTTTTCCCAGACGGTGTCGGGGTCGACCTGAATAGAGCCCGCAGGAGGCGCTGGGGGGCCTTGTGGCTGGGTAGCCATGGCCTGAGGCAGCATCGTGCCCTGGCGGGGCGGCTGGGCCTGCGGCTGGGGCATCGGTCGTTGCGGGATCGCTTGCGGCGTCGGCTGCGGCGGCGGACTGTCCCAACCCCCGGTCGCCCCGCCACCCAGGCCCGCGACCGGGGCCGGCGGCGGTGGCGGCTTGCCGCGCAAAGCCGCCGAGCGTGCAGCCGCCTGCTGGTCCTCGTGGAGGCCGAGCAGGATGCCGGTGATGTCGAGACCGAACGTGGACATGACGACCCCCTACATGCCCCCGCCCATCGGCAACTGCGCCTCGCCTTGCGTCTGCGCTGCACCGTACATGCGCTTGCGCAGGTCGGCAAGCTGCTGGCCCTGCAGGGCCTGGGCGGCCTGGGCCGACGCATCGGCCTGCATGCCGGTGTAGGCACCGGCACCGGCCTGGGCAAGCTGGCCGAGCATCTCCAGCGGGTGGGGAGCCGTGTCCATCGTGCCGCCCGTGCTGGCCCGGCTGCTGCGCATGCCGGGTGCCTGCATGCCGCCCTGGCGAAGCAGGTTCGCCGTGGCCCGCTGCTGGGCGATCTTCTGCTGCTCGGGCTGGGCCGCGCCCTGCTGCATCAGGTACTCCATCAGCATCTGGTCGCGGTCGGGCCGCTGCTGCTGCGGTGCCACGGGGGCATACGCCATCGGGTCGCTCGGGGGTTGTCCAGGCATCATTTCGGGTTCTCCAGTTCGGTGATCACATCTCTGTGCCAGCGGGTGATCAGCCCGTTTACACGCTGCTTCTCGAGATCCGGCAGGTTGTCCACCCGGATCGCGTTGTCGGCCCGATAGGCGGTGCAGTCGAGGCAGTCGCGCGACGTCTGCTCGCCCATGGCGTAGTACTCGGGCAGGAGGTGCGGGGCGTTGTCGATCACATACTCGCGCACTTCCTGGCGGCCCCAGTCGGCCAGCGGGAAGTGCATCCGCACGCCCCGGTCCTCGTCGCCGTCCTTCAGCGGAGATCTCAGCCGGTCGTCGTTGCGCTGGCCCCGGTAGATGTCGGTCGCGTCGAGCGCCCGGCTTTTCTTGTCGAGCGGCTCCCAGATCGCCCGGTTGCAGCACGAGAAGGCGTCCTGATAGCGGACGTCGTGCGTGCCCCGGGCAAGCTGGCCCATGGCGGTCCAGCGCAGGGGGACGATGTCGACCGGCTGGCCGTAGTGCGGGAGGTAGCGCTCGGTGCGGACCGTGTGGAACGTGTACATCCGCATCTCGTTCGCGACAGCCTGGAGGTACTGCTCGGCGTCCGGGTACGCGCCGTCGGTCAGGACCGTGACGACATGCGCCCCCGCCCTGCTGCTCTTGCGCAGCAGCAGAAGCATGCAGAGGGAGTCGATCCCTCCGGAGAACTGCAGGACGGTGACGGCCATGTCAGAACGCCATGATCCCGGCACCGGCAATCGAGCCGATGCCCGACATCAGCCCGGCCTGCTGCTTCTGCTTGGCGTTGTAGGCGTCCATGCTGGCCCCGTACTGGTCCTTCGCCGCGCCCGTGTAGTCGACCGCGCCGGCCGCCTGGGAGGTGTTGAAGTTGCCGAACTGGGGCGCGCCGACCTGCTGCCCGGACATGAATGCGTTAAGTTCGTTGAGCGGCATCTGGCGGGCCATCTGCTGCTCGGCGATCTGCTGCTGGCGAAGCTGGTTCTGGTAGTTCGCCGCCTGAAGGTCTTGCCCGAAATTCTGCTGGGTCTGGGCCGCGTTCTGGTTGAAGCCCTGGGCTTGTGCCTGATTCTGGAACGTGCCCGCACCCATCAGTTCGTTCCAGCCCTGCTCGCGGCCCTGCATCTGCATGCCGAACTGGCGCTGCTGCTCCACGCCGCCGGCTTCCAGGGCGTTGTAGCGTTCACGGGACTGCTGGTCGCCGAGTCGTTGTGCCTCCCGGTTCCACTGCTCGCTGCCCCGGGTCAGGCCCATGTTCGCCAGCTTGGCCTCCAGACCGGCCTGGGCCTGCTGGTGCTCGGGCCGCATGCGGTCGAACATCGCGTTCTCGATCCGCTGGCGGCCCTGGTCGTCGGCGGTCGGCATGCTGCCGAGGCTCGCGGTGTTCAGCCCGGACATCAGGCCCTGGCCCGCGCCCTGGAGTTGCCCGGACTGGGGCACCTTGCCCATCGCCTGGAGGTTGCCCCAGTCGAAGTCCTTCGAGACCGCCTCGTTGGCGCGGCCGAGCATGCCCTGGGCGGTGCCCATGAGGCCCTTGCTGATCGCCATCTCGGAGTCGACGGCGGCCTGCTGGTCGGGCGATAGCTGGGTGCTCTGCGACCACTTGTTGATCGTCTGGCCGGTGGCAGGGTCGACCACGGCCTGGGTCGACCATGACGTCTTGTTGCCGTACATGTCCGTCTGGTCGGGACGGTTCGCCCAGTCGGCCTGGGTCTGCGCCTGCTGGCTGCTCTTGGCCGTGGCCTCGGCCTGGGCCCGGTAGTCGGGCGGCGGCGGCGGTGCTGACTTCTTGCCCATGTCAATGCGTCCTGTGCGGTGAGATCCACTTGCAGTCGTCGCGCTTCATCCGCATGACGATCAGCGACCCGTCGGGATGTGCTCCCTCAAGCTCCACCACGGTCTCGAAGCCGAGCCGGGTGTCGATGTCCTGGGCCGTGTCGTTCCCGCTCGGGACGAACGCCAGCACCTGGGAGCAGCCCATCGTGTTGAAGGGGTAGTCGAAGGCGGCGTGCAGGATCGCCTTGTCGATCCAGCCCGGCTCGCCGGCCATGTGCATCACCACGCTCGCGCCGTTGTAGCTGTCGTAGCCGACCACGCCGCGCAAGTGCCCGTCGATGTGACTGAGGCTCCCGATGGCGCGGAAGAACGGCGACGGCATGTAGCCGATCCGGTCGCAGATCCAGCGCATCAGGCCGATCTGGTTCTCGGTAGTGATCACAGGATGCCTCCCTGCTCGACCAGGGCCTGCCAGCCGACGAAGATCGTGTCGGCCGCGCCCCGCACGCGCATCGCCAGGGAGCCGTACCTGCCCGTGCCGGACGCGCCGGCCCAGCCCTCGTAGCTTTGGCCCTCGCCGTCCCACGTCGCCAAGTCCCACGTCGCGACGTCCCAGAGGTTCTCGCCGGCCCCGAGGTAGGGCGGCACGCTGCTCGGTGCCCCCAGGTTCCATTCGGCGTTCAGACGTGTCTGCACGCCTGGGGCCGAGGACGAGATGAAGCTCGGCCGGACCATCAGGAAGCGCTTGACCCGGATGCCCTCGCCCATCGGCAGGAAGGCGGTCACGCAGACGGCCTGGAGATCGAGGCCGGGGACGTCATCGACGGCCCCGTCGGTGCTGCCCTCGAAGATCCACCAGACGTGGCCGGCGAGATCTCCGCAGTAGGACGCCCCGTTGAAGGTCGCCACGGTCAGCATCGGGATGCTGCGCAGGGTCGCGAAGGCGCGGTTGTTCACCTCGTAGACCCACTGCAGGTTCTCGGTGTTGATCTCGGCCCGGTTGATGATGATCAACTGCTCCTGGGGCAGGAAGACCACCTCCCAGTAGCGGCTGTCGAGGCTCGCCGCGATGTCGACCGCCAGGGCCGAGTTGATGGCCTGGGCGGTGCCGACGTTCTCGAAGAAGCCCTGGCCGCGCATCAGTTCGGACATGAAGCACATGCCGCGCTCGGACAGGATGATCACGTCGGACCCGTACAGGCTGAAGAAGCGGTGCCCGGTCGGCACCCGGCCGACGTACCAGCGGCCCTGGACGTGCTCGGGCAGGCTCGGGTCGGAGGCGTCGTCGCCTCCGTACACCAGCACGTCGCCCTGGTCGCTGACGACCACGAGTTGGTTGTTGACCGTGCCGCCGCCCGTGCTGCTGCCCTGGCCCCCGCCGCCATCGGCGGTCCAGTTGATGAGGGCCGCAAGCTCGCCGCCGTTGGGCAGCATCGCGCCGAAGTCGAACGAGACCGCCGCCCCGTAGAACTGGCCGAGCGGCAAGTACCACGCACGGGTGCTGCCACCCTCGATGAACCAGAGCCGGTTCTTGAAGACGGTGACGAAGGTGAAGAGGTTCGGGTTGACGCCGCCGACCTGACCGACCCCGGCACCCATCGTGACGTGCGTGAACGTCGTGCCGTTGTAGACCCAGTATCCACTCCCCGGGTTCACGCAGACGAGGCCACGCACGCCGGCCTGGGACACGAAGTTGAGCGACGTCCACTCGCCCGGGGGCGTACCGCCCGTCACCGTCGTGACGGCGGCCGGCGTGACGCCCGACAGCGTGGCCGTCGTCACGTCGTAGATCTTGCCCGTGCTGGTCGCCGCGAACATCTTCGGGACGCCGAGCGCCGGCTGGTACTTCATCAGGCTGCGCACCTCGC